GTACCTAACAAACCAAACAAATAGGCTTTTTAAGGAAAGGGAAATTGTTAGGTTTGTTTGGTACCTATCTTGAACGAATGACATGACCACCGACACCGCAGCAGCCTTGGTGCGCACGTACAAGGTCGGCAAGCGCCTTCGGGTGACGTTCACCGCACCCATGCCGCGACCTGGCGTCGTGGCGGCGATGACGGCGGAATGGGACCCGCACATACCGGCCGCGCTTTCGCGTAAGCAGCGCAAAGCGTACGAAGCGGCACGGCAAGATTTTTTTCTTGGACTCGTGCAACAGATGGAGGCACAAAATGGAGCGTGAATATACCTTTGACACCACCAAGCGCGTCTGTACGCTGACCGTGCAAGAAACCGCCGATCACGTTTTCGCGCGCCTGACCTTCGATCGCGGCGGCCTGCTTGGCGACGAGAACTTGATCGAACAATGGGTCCGTGACGTGCTACGGCGCTACGAGTACGACCCCCGACAGCTGTCGCTCGTCGGTTCGGACGGCCGCGGCCGCGTCGCCGTCGAAACGCCGGCAGGCATCGTTGCGGCTCGCATCGAGCCGACGGTCGTGCACTGACGGTCGAAATCTCCCACAGCGCCGGATCGCACAAGTTGACAGCGCCTGCTCGCTGTGATAGACGGCATCTATCGAAACCTAACGAAGGATAGGGAATGGAACTCCAATCGCTGCGCGAGGAACGCGCCGATCTCGTCAAGAAGATGCGTTCTCTACTCGCGACCGCTGAAAGCGCGAAGCGCGATCTCTCGGACGCCGAAGCGGCCGAGTTCGACCGCATGAAGACCGAGCTTCGCGCGCTCGAGACGCGCATCGATCGCGCCGAGGCGATCGCAGATGCCGAACGGCGCATGCGCGGCGCGCCTGCCGGCAGCGGTGATGACCGCTTCGATGCCGAGCTTCGCCGTGTGTCGCTGCGTGATGCCATCTGCTCGCAAATTCCAGGCATGGCTGTAGACGATGGCCGCGTGCGTGAGGTGTCGCGCGAGCTCGAGCGCCGCAGCGGCCGGAAGGCGCAAGGTCTCTTTTTCCCGCTGCAAGCCGAACAGCGGGTTTTCACGCTCACGACGCCGAGCGGCGGACCGGGCGCGAACATCACCCCCGTTGACTACCGTCCCGAGCTCTTCACCGACCGCCTGCGCGAGGCGCTCGTCATCCGTCGGCTCGGTGCGACTTACTTAACGGGACTCACCGGCAACGTCGAAATCCCGAGGCTCAAGTCGAGCGCATCGACCGGCTGGGTCGCCGAGAACGCGGCGCTGACAGTGTCCGATCCCGAGGTCGAGAAGATCACCCTCACCCCGAAGCACGCCGGCGGCATCGTCGAATACTCCCGCAACATGCTCCAGCAATCCTCGCCGGACGTCGAGCAGGTGCTGCGCGACGACTTCGCTCGCACGCTCGCGCGCGTGCTCGATGCGGCCGCGATCAGCGGCAGCGGGACGAGTAACCAACCGCGCGGCATTCTCAACACCAGCGGCATCGGTAGTGTCGCGATGGGAACGAACGGCGGCCCGATTACTTGGTCGGCGGTGATCGACTTGATCGGCCAGGTAGAAGTCGCGAACGCGACCGGCGGCGGCTTTTGCACGAACGCGAAAGTCGTCCGCAGCGCACGCAAGACATCGCGCGTCAGCGGTCAAGACGCCATGATCATGGAAGCGCCGGATCGGCTTGCAGGCTATCCGGTCGGCGTCACAAACTTGGTGCCGTCGAATCTGACCAAAGGCACGTCGACCGACTGCAGCGCGCTGATTTTTGGGGACTGGAGCCAGCTGCTGATCGGCGTTTGGTCGGAGCTCGACATTCTGGTGAATCCGTACGAGTCGACCGCCTATAGCAAAGGCAACGTGCAAATCCGCGCGATGCTTACGGTCGACATCGCGCTGCGTCAGCCGGCGGCATTCGCTGCGATCAAGGACCTGACCACACCGTAATTCATGCCGCGAATGGCAGAGTGGCGCCACGGCGGCGAGCTGCGAACGGCTGACCCATCCCGCCTGTTGGGATACGCCGCCATCTTCAACACGCCTTCGCAAGACCTTGGTGGGTTCGTCGAAGTCGTGAGGCCTGGCGCTTTCAGCCGGACATTGCAGAAGGCCGATCACGTGCGCGCGCTTTACGATCATCAAGGCGGCCACGTGCTCGGCCGCGTCGGCGCTGGAACGCTCAAGCTCGCCGAAGACGATCGCGGCCTGCGCTTCGAGGTTGCGCTGCCGCCGACGACCGTCGCACGCGACTTGGCCGTGTTGGTCGAACGCGGCGACGTTGCCGGCGCATCGTTCGCGTTCCGCGCGCAGGAGGAACGCTGGACAACGTACGAAGGCCTGCCGCTGCGCGAGCTGCTCGATGTCGATCTCGAGGAAATCACGATCACGGCGAGGCCTGCGTATCCGGACACTTCCGTTGCCTTGCGCAGTCTGGCGCGCTGGCGCAGCGGAGCACCGCTTGCGCTGCGGTGGCGGTTTCTGGAGACGCTGTGAGCTTGATCGCTCGCCTGTTCAAGCGCGAGAAGCGCGCGCTGCCGGCTGATGCCTACTGGCTGCGGTTCGCGGATTCGGCCGCTTACTTGTCGCCTGTCGCCGCTGAGGGAATCGCTGCGGTGTATGCCTGCGTGCAGGCGATCGCCGAAACGGTCGGCAGTCTTCCGTTGATCCTCTATCGCCGCGGCGACAACGGCGATCGCGTGCGAGCGCCGGAACATCCGCTTTACGACGTACTGCACAGCAAGCCGAACGAATGGCAATCGGCGCTCGAACTGCGCGAAATGCTGACTGCGCACGTGCTGCTGCGAGGCAATGCCTTCGCTGAGATCGTGCGCGGCTACGACGGCCAGTGCCGCGCACTGCTGCCGCTGCATCCTGATCGGGTCAGCGTGATCGTGCTGGAGTCTGGGAGACTCGCCTACGACGTGCAAACGCCGCGCGGCAGGCGGCGACTGCTTCAGGATGAAGTGCTTCACCTGCGTCATCGGTCGGACGACGGAATACTCGGCCGCTCGCCGATCGCTGTCTGCCGCGACACCATCCGCCTTGCCGGTGCCGAGCGCGAGCACGGGATCGCGACATTCGCGAACGGCGCGCGCATCAGCGGGTTTCTCAAATACCCCGGACCGCTCACTCGCGAACAGATTGAAGAACTGACCAAGCTATGGTCAGAGCGCTACGGAGGCGCGAGTAATGCCGGACGAACGCCAGTGTTGGCGAACGGAATGGAGTACGCACCCGTAGCGATGAACTTAGAGGACGCGCAGTGGGTGGCGGCCAGGCAATTCTCCGTGGAAGAGGTCTGCCGCCTCTTCCGCGTGCCTCCTACGATGGTTGGCGACCTGCGGCACGGCAACTACTCGAACACGCTGGAGCTGGCGCGTCACTTCGTCGTTCACTCGCTGCGCCGATGGCTCGCCATGTGGGAGCAAGCCGTCGCGACGCAGTTACTCAGCGATCGCGGACGCAGCATCTACTTTGCCGAGCATTCGGTCGAAGGCCTACTGCGTGGTGACGCTGGCAATCGCGCCGAGTTCTACAGGCGCGGGATCGAGGACGGCTGGCTGCTGCGGTCGGAAGTGCGCCGACTCGAGAACCTGCCAGTGATCGAAGGGATCGACGATGCCGAGCGCGATCAAGACGCATAAGCCGCCACGCCTGCACGCTCAGCAGCATCGCGTCGTCGACCGCAGGCAGAAGCGAGTGATGAAGCTCAACGGCGCAGCGTGGCGTGCGCTGCGTGCGCAGGTACTCAAAGTGGAACCCTACTGCCGAGTGTGCCTGCGGATCGGCTGGCTGTCGCCGGCGGTCGAGGTGGATCACATCAACGGCGACGGCAATGACAATCGGCTGGACAACTTGCAGCCGCTCTGCCGGACACATCACGGCCAGAAGACGCGCGCCGAGAAGAAAAATCGTAAGCAAGATTCGTGCCAGAATCGTCCGCCGGCCAACGCGCGCATCGTCGCGAAATAATCATGCGCGGCCGTCGTCCAGTTCCGACGAGGTTGAAGGTGCTGGCTGGTAACCCCGGCAAGCGACCGCTGAACGACCGCGAACCGCAGCCGCAGCCTTTCGATGCCACGTGTCCGGACTGGCTTCCGCCGTATGCGCGCGAGGAATGGCACCGCGTGGTGCCGATCCTGACCGCCTGCCGCATCCTTACCGCAGCCGACACCGGCGCGCTGCTCGCATATTGTCTCGCGATGTCGAACTTGCGCTTGTCGGTGGAGCGAAAAGGCGTCGCCGACTACCAGGCATTGCGTGCCTTGCGTGCCGCCTGCGCAGAACTTGGAATGTCGCCGTCGTCACGCTCGCGGGTGGTCGCTGCGACCTTCACCGATGAAGAAGAAAAGGCGGACCGCTACTTCGTCGCCTGACTTTTGGTTCGACGAAGCCGCCGCCGATCGCGCCGAGGGGTTCTTCCGCGACTGCCTGACCCACGTCAAAGGCGAGTGGTCCGGGAAGCCTTTTGAGCTCGCCGACTGGCAGCGCGACCTGGTGATCCGGCCGCTCTTCGGTTGGAAGCGCGCCGACGGCACGCGGCGGTATCGGACCGCGTATATCGAGGTGCCACGGAAGGCCGGGAAGTCGACGCTCGGCGCTGGGATCGCTCTGTATCTGCTGCTGGCCGACGGCGAACCGGGTGCCGAAGTGGTCAGTGCTGCTGCCGACCGCGAGCAGGCCGCCATCGTGTTCGACGTCGCGGCCGAGATGGTCCGCGCCAAAGCGGCGCTGCGCGACCGCTGCCGCATTTATCGGCGCGCGATCGTCGTTCCCAACACGGCATCCGGCTACAAGGTCATCAGTGCCGAGGCGTACAGCAAGCATGGCCTTAACCTGCACGGCGTCATCTTCGACGAGCTTCACGCGCAACCATCCCGCGACCTGTGGGATGTGTTAACGACCAGCACCGGCGCGCGCAGGCAGCCGCTCGTGGTCGCGATCACGACGGCCGGCTACGACCGAAATTCGATTTGCTGGGAAGTTCATGACTACGCCGTCAAGGTGCGCGACGGCATCATCGACGACCCGAGCTTTCTGCCGGTCGTCTTCGGTGCCGACGCCGAGGCCGACTGGACTTCGCCGGCGACGTGGTCCGCCGCGCATCCGGGACTCGGCCGTACGGTCTCGCTGGAGTACATGCAGGCCGAATGCGAAAAAGCTCAGCGGCTGCCGGGATACGAGAACACCTTCAAGCGGCTGCTTCTCAATATCTGGACCGAGCAGCACTCGCGCTGGCTGCAAATGGCTACCTGGGACGCCTGCACTGGCGCGCTGCCAGACCTTCGCGGCCGCGAGTGCTTCGCTGGCCTGGACCTATCGACCACCACGGACCTATCGGCGCTGGTGCTGCTGTTCCCGATCGACGGCAAGCTCTACGTTCGACCGTTCTTCTGGGTGCCGCAGGACCGCATCAGAGGCCGCGTGTTGCGCGATCGCGTGCCTTACGATGTCTGGGTACGCGACGGCCTGATCGAAGCAACAGAAGGCGCTGTGGTCGACTACGAGGCCATCCGTAAGCGGATCAACGATCTGGCCACGCAGTACCGCATCCGCGAAATCGCGGTGGATCGCTGGAACGCAACCCAACTTGCGACGCAGCTTCAAGGGGACGGCTTCGAGGTGGTCGCCTTTGGCCAAGGCTTCGCCTCGATGACCGCGCCGTGCCGGGAGCTCGAGCGGCTGCTGCTCGGTGGCGAGCTCGTACACGACGGAAACGCCGTGCTGCGCTGGATGGCCAGTAACGTGAGTGTGCAGCAGGACGCCGCCGGGAACATCAAACCCAATAAAGCCGCCAGCACCGAGCGGATCGACGGCATCGTGGCGCTGGTGATGGCGCTTGGCAGATACATGGTCACGGTCGAGGAGCGGCCGATCGAAGACTTGTCGCAGCTTGTCGCCTTCGTCTAG